GTAAGTTCGGTTGACTTACTGCCCCGGGAAGTGTAGAATAAATCTATTAAACCCGGGGCATATAACTATGACAACACCAGATATTGAAGTAATTGAGCGCGTTGAAGATAAGATTGAGGTACAACTTCCAAAGATGTACAAGGTAATCCTTCATAACGACGATACCACGACTATGAACTTCGTGATACAAATTTTAGTGCACATCTTTCATAGAAAATTAGAAGATGCACTAATGTTGACACAGGTCATTCATGAAACCGGTCAAGGTATTGCCGGCGCACCTTACACCAGGGAAATTGCTGAGGAGAAAGCAATGGAGACAATTGCTACAGCTCGCGCCAACGACTTTCCACTTACAGCAACCTTCGAGGAACTGTAACCATAAATATCTCGTATGTATACGAGAATTCAATGTTACCAAATCTAATACCAATTAAAACATTTCTTGGAAAATATTATCAAGAATTAGCTTATTCTTCTGTTCAGCCTAAATATTCTAAGTCAAACCTTACACATTTTTTCGATCAACGGTTCCTTATTCAGAATAACAAGACACAGATGATCGTTGACCCGACATTGAGAGGGTTGATTGTAATCATATCTGGTAATGAAGTATTGATTAGCAAAGATATGTATGATCATCCTAATATAGAGGTGGTCAATTCTATGGAAAATCAGGATATTGGACAAAATAATCCAAAAAGCCTCTATGATGCAACTGTATTTTCAACAATTTCTTATCTGATTTGTCAAAATCACACAATGTTTCGAATTGTCGGTGAAGTGGATGAACCTATTTATATACGTCATAAATCTGATTATGAAACATTTTACAGTTCTGTTGTGGTTTTTAATGTGTCACCAGATATCAATGTTGAGATTGTTGAAGAATTTGAAAGTTATTGTGCCCTAAACTCGGTGACTAACTATATTCTCCAGAACAATTCTCAATTAAATCTTTCTACTTTTTATCAGAATCATAAATCAGCCTTATCATTTTGCCTAAGAAATGTTATTGTACAGGATTATGCAAAATATACTCATCTCCTGTTTGGTAAAGGATCGTCGAGTGTAATTGATGAGAGTAAGATTATGCCGGGATATAAGTCGTCTATTGAACTTCTTGGATGTATTAATTCTGATCAGCATGAATTTCATAAAATTGTGGGAGTTCAGCCAGTTGAATTAGATTATAATTTTCTCTTTGATCATAGACACGTCGTCTATGGTAAAGGAAAAGTAACCTTCACACCAGTTATTGTTGGACAGCTACCATCTGATTCTCATACAAACATTGAATCATTGGATCTCGGCACAATTTCCGAAGAAAATCACCTTGAAAGTATTGGAGAATTCTTAGTTCCGATTATCGAGCGCGCCACATTGGAGCGCACAATCGGTGTAGAAAGGTTCTATAGTAATAAGTCAAAGTTTCTGCATTTTTAATAAATACAGTATGATACAGACTTCACCATTTCGTGTCCTGTTTGAAAAAATTCGGGCTGCGAATGAAATATATCAAATTAAACTTCCAGTATCTACTAAGGTGCTTGCGCCTGTCTTCTCACAAGAGACGATAGACCTTCATTATGGCACACTCTATAAAAATTATGTAAAGAAAGCATTGGCTGGCGAAGGTGAATTTCAAATTGCTGGAGCAAAATTACACACATTGTTCTTTGAACAATTTCAAGCGCCATCATCGTCGAACAATCCACGTGGCATATCCGAAATTCTTATAACAAAGAAGTTCGACAATTATAAAACATTCAAAGAGGAGTTTATGCAAATTGCGCTTGATTTAAAAGGCGCGGGATGGATCTATCTTTCGACCAGCGGAACAATTAAAACTATCAACAATCATAAAGTTGTTGATGATATTGCTGTAATTGTAGATCTATGGGAGCATTCGTATATTCTAGATTACGGTGCTGATAAAGAAAAATATCTTACAGATATTTGGAAAATTATAAATTGGGATATCATTAACACGAGGTTAAATTAAATGTATAGAATAACACATGTCGAGAGTTTGGGTACAGATTATACAGTTGCTGATTCTAATGGAAAGATTATTAATACCATACAGGTTATTCCTCATTCAGAGATACTCGACGCTGCACTTGGTAAATTTACTCTCGAAAAGTTTGATACTATTTCATCGTATTTAGAGAAATCTATTGCAGTACTCGAAGGCACCGAAGCAATTGACCCTACAAGAGTGCTCTGGTACGCAACAACCGAGGAAGAGGTTGTTCTTGCAGAAATAATTGAATACGCAGTTAAGTATGGATACGACAAAATTATTCTAGAGCATCTGGAAGAAACTGAATAGTTGACACAATAAAAGGGTAATGTTATTATACATTTCCTCTTTAGCTCAGAAAAACAGTCGGCCACTGTACCGCGCAGGGCCCTGTAGGTTTATGTCGACCTAGTTACACTAATATAGAGCAATCGGTTCTTAACCGATAGGTCCGTGGTTTGATGTGTTCCACGAAGGGGCACCTAATTTAAGATTATGCAAGAACAAGAAAAACAAAGTCATGTCTGTGCCTGGAAGGGCGATGGCGAAGGATGTAGGCATCCTACTATGTACGGTAAATCATATTGTGAGACACATCATGACAGAATTTACCTTAAGCTATTACCCGAGATGGCTAATTATATTATTGAGAAAGAACTTAGATCTATATTGTAAAATGCCATTTGACATCTTAGTTGTTACTATTTAAAATAGTGCAAACAAAGGGAAATTATGAGCATTTTACAGATTCTGGAAGAAATTGGTTCGGATACGAAACGTGGTCACAAGCTAAAAACCATTGAGAAGCACAAAACTAATGAATTGTTCTTAAAGGTCGTTAAGTTTGCATTGGACCCGTATGTAAATTTTTATATCAGGAAAATTCCTGACTACACATTCAAATTCCTTAATGAAGACGAAACACACAAGACCCTCGACTGGGCACTGGTTGAACTTGAGAAGTTGTCGAATCGACAACTCACTGGTCACGCAGGTATTGAGCATCTTCGTCACATTCTGTCTAACCTTTCCACTTCTGATGCTACTGTTATTGAGCGGATTATTGGTAAGGATCTTCGCTGCGGCATGGCGGATGGTATTGTCAATGCTGTAGTTGATAGCTTTATTCCCACATACCCATGCCTACTTGCTCGTCCCTACGACGAGAAGAACATTAAGAACATTGTTTACCCAGCCTACTCGCAATTAAAGGCTGACGGCCTTCGTGTTAACTTCCATGTTGACGGAAATAAGGTCACGATTTGTGGTCGTAGTGGTCGGGCAATTGATTTGCTCGGGTATATGGATGACGACTTCATTAAACTCGGTAACTTATTTCCTACATCGCAGGTATTTGACGGTGAATTGGTAGTAGTCGATGAAAACGGCAAACTACTTTCCCGTAAGATCGGTAATGGTATCATTAACAAAGCAATTAAAGGTACGATTAGCCCCGAAGAAGCCAAGATGGTTCGTGCTCAACTCTGGGATGCTATTCCTGCCGACGAATTCCGCAACGGTATTTCCGAGGAAGACTACGCATACCGCTTTGGAACACTAAAGACAGCAATTGATGCTCTTACACCTACTGGTGAAGATGCACTTGCTGCAAAACTAAAGGGAGAATTCCCGTCTTTTTGGACTATTCCGTGCCGTGTTGTTAATAGTCTTAACGAAGCAGTAAGTCATTTTGAAGAATTGCTTGCAGCCGGTGAAGAAGGCACCATTCTTAAGAACTTTGCTGCATATTGGGAGGATTCCCGTAGCAAGCACCTTGTTAAAATGAAGGCAGAGAAGGATGCTGATTTAGAAATTATTGGCTGGAATCCCGGTGAAGGCAAATATGAGGGCCAAGTCGGGAGTCTAATCTGTGCGTCCAGTGATCGTAAGGTGGAAGTTGCAATCAGCGGATTTTCGGAAGATCTGCGTAAGTGGATTACTGAAAATATCGATGATTTAATGGGCAAAATTGTCACTGTATTGTATAATGAGCGCATTAGCAGCCAAGATAAGAACCGCGCTGGTGTTGACTCCTTATTCTTGCCTCGTTATCAGGAATTCCGCAGCGATAAGACTGTTGCAAATAGTTCGGCAGAAATCAAATGAACAAACAACTTAAAAAACTCGACAAACAAGCGGTAGATTGGGCAATGAGCGTTGTTGATGCTACTGGTTGTTATCAAAATAAAGAATACCTACAGGTCGTGAAGGAAAAATTTGCCGAATTAATCCTGCAAGAATGTTTGGAGGTATCTCATCGCCATCAATCGGATTGTGGTTGTCGTCAGGCTATTAAATCTCACTTTGGAGTAAAATAATGGATAGAAATGAACTTGTTGCATTGGTTGTTATTGCTCTTGCTGCAATTGTGGCACTTACATTCTGGGGATATCACGGAGATCAATGCAGGGTAGAAGCAATCAAAGTTGGCATGAAGGCAGCCGAGGTTCGGAATGCCTGCACCAATAACTAATTTATATCGTTATTATAGAAGGCACCTTAGCGTGCCTTTTTTTACGGCCGAAATAACCCATCTCCCTGATAAATACAATATTAATGATTAAGGGCGTTCAATGTCAGATATTAAAAAATGGATGAAAATAATGGAGAGTGTTGGGCCAGTCCTATCTGCCCAACGCACCAATGATAGGCGCTTTAATAAAGATGATACTGTTACCATTAGTCCACACACTGGCGGTGGTATTGGTCGTTTTGTTCAATATACACAAGACGGTGCAATGATTGATGTTAAAGGTGATCTTAGGGAGTTAGCTATTGATCAATTTTCGGCTCCAAGTCGTGATCTTAGCAATGGCAACGAATGGTTCCATGTGACTGTTGAGCCTACTACTACCGGAACCATGAATGATAAGCCGGAATTCCGCTCAGGCGACATGGTTCAGGTTGCAGACGTGTATGGTTCTGCAATGGGCTCAGGATTTGGCGTTTTTGTGGCATATAGCACTGACGGAAAACAATGTATTATTAGCTTTGACGGCGAGGAGATCCTTGTTCCCACCGCTAATGTTGCATCAGTTCTCGAACAAGACGCAAAAGATAATTTTGGAGAGATGGACAATGATGGTAATCTATCACCCATGTCTCTTGGATCAGAAAACGTAAAAATTGAAGGACCGGAAATGGATCACAGAGACGAATTTAGTAAGTGGATGGCATCTGTAGAAGAAGCACTTTCTATGGAAACAACATGCACCGAGGATGGATTAGGTAATCAAAGCACATGTGAATGTGGAAACTGGGAATGTGAAGTATGCTTCCCGCCAGAAACAGGAAGTCAGGTTCCTGGAACAGTTGTAGTCGGTGCCGATGATGGTTTAATTGAACCAGAAATGGGACAACCAGGCATTGGCATGGCAGGTGCTAAACCAGTCCATTGCCCAACATGCGGACACGAACACGATAATGGATTTAGTCACGACGATGATGAACAGGGTCTTGAGGTAGAAATTCCATTAATGGGCGACGAATTTTCTTTCGATGAAGAAGATAACCAGATGGAACTAGAACCACAGGCCGAAGAACGCCCTCGTTCTGGAAAAGGTAAGTTACTTGGGAAAGTTATTCAAAAGTTTGTAAGAACAGGCGACGAAGGTGAGGATTCACCGTTGACGTACGGTGAAGATAATCTCGATGAAGATTTTGGTGACGAAGATCAATCCGAGATGATTGGCAAGATTTCTTATATGCAAGATATGGGTCTTAGTAAAGCTAATCAGCACTACACCGAAGAACAACTCGCCGGATTACCGCCAGAGCAATTAAAGTCTATTCACAATCAGGTTATGGGCGGAATGGCTGAAGCTACAAAACCTACCAAACCGAAAACACAGACTTTTAACCCCGATGAAGTTGATGATATTTTAAATCCACGACCATCACATCCTATTGCTAAATCTGGCGACGGTGAGTTTAATGATACCTTACCAGAACCTGATGCAATACCAACAATGCCAACGTCTTCCGCGGCTGATACGCGCAGAAAAACACAGAATATTAATCCATCAGAGCTAATGCGCGACTACATGAGTCGTATCAACCCAGAGGCAGGTGCAGATGAACCGGAATTAGAGCCACAGGATCCGGAAAATGAACTGGTTATAAGAAGTGCCGATGATGTTCCTTCTGTTATTAGTTCAGCCATGCAGGCAACTGGTGTTCAGACACCGGAATGGCATACTGTAGATAATCTACCAGGCTATCAGCAACGCAATGTTCGTGGTATGGGACGTCAGGTGTTTGGTATGTTTACCTCAACGCCGCTAGAACAAATTAGGACAATTGCTAATGTCGAAGGCCAGGGGCCAAACACAGATGCAGAAATGCGTGCTGTCGCATCTTGGCTACAGAATAATGCCGAAGATCTCGGCGAGGTAGAATTAAGTCATGGTCGAGCAATTCCGGGATATCGCCCTGATGTTAAGGAATACAGAGCCAACGGTATTAGATTCCACGTTGTAAGAGATCCAATGGGTCAATATATCTATGCATACCCTGATGCCGATGCAAGAACGCCAGGCGGACAAGGTATGATTGGACAAGAAAGACCGCAACTCAGCGAGGCAGGCGAAATGAAATATAGACCATCTTTGCTTGAACAACTCAAGTTTGATGAAATTATTAGAGATTTTATTAAAGAATCAGAGGATGTGTCACTCGACGAAGAAGAACTTGATGAAAGTTCTCTTAGCAAACTTATCGGAAAGCAAAAGGGTGGTCAGAAGTTAGTTAAGTGGCTTCACAGCAGACATAAATTAGCTAATTTGGCAGATTTACAACCACAGCCATTTAACGAAAGAATGCTTTGGAAAGAATTCAAGCGTAATCCGGATAACTTTGTTGTTGTATCAGCTGAAAATGGTGTAGCAGGTATTAAACCATATGAAAAGCAGATACGTGACAGAATGGAAGCTGCTCGAAAGAGAGGAAGAGAATATGATCCGGGCGGAGATAGCACACTTCAGTATCAAATTATTGCTTTTACAGATGATGGCGAACAAATCGACCCGGCACTATTACAACCCAAACCAGAAGAAGGCGAAGAAAGAGATATAGATCCGACAGTCATGAAGGCTCGTATGGGCAAGATTAGCGGTAGAGATATACAGAATCCAGACAACGTTTTTAACTTACTTGCTGAACAAATTGGTGCTCTAAAAACTGTTTACCTTGCGACAGGTGCTGTTGAAAGAGAGAAAATGGCAAAGCGTGCTGAACTGAAGAAACCAGAAGGTAAGATGGCAGAGAATGAAGCACTTACCGCAGTCTTCAAGCGTGTTCGACCAGTTCTTAAAAAATTAGCCAATACTGCTCTAAGCCAGATTAGCAATAGAGCCAAGCGTTATCTCGAAGGTGGAAATTTCGAAGCCGGACAGAAAGTTATGGCCACCGGTGCAAAGTTAAGACAATTACTTGCAACAATTGATACAATTCGTGACCTCGATATTGGTGCTGCACAGTTTGGAACCGCAGAAAATACACTTGCAACTCAAATTAAGAGAGCCATTACGGGCGCATCGGGATCTAATCCCGGCACCCCTGGCTATCAAGAATATCTAAATAATGCTGCCAGGGGTAAAGCGGCGGAATTGAAACCAATCCTTGATGCCTTGAGAGATACTCTCGTAGGATTGTAATTCATGAGTTTACTTTCTCAACTTATCGAATCATTCTTAACCGAAGCAGTTGCCCTAACAAAGGGCAGCCAGCGTGTTATGAATGATAAGAACATGGTAGCTAACCTTGCAGATGCAGTTCGCGATGATGCACGGTCACATCCGCAAAATTTCCCAGCAGGATCATCGAGAAATTTTCAGAAAGCACCTGATGATGAAGTTGCACGCTGGTTTTTAGAGAATATTGATCGAATTGAGCGTGAAGGATACGACGGTGTAGTTTACTCCAGAGATGGAGTTAATAGTGACTGGATTGTAAGACGATATATTGCTGGTAGTCATAATTGGGAAGACTTAACTGGTGTTATGAATATGAATTTAGCAGATTGGTATCTGCTGAAGAATCGTAATCTGTTAGAACCAGGGCATAAGGATTTGCCAAAATTCAATAGTGTTCGTGATGTCGGGTATTATATGACGACACATTACAAAGATAAGATTGATGATGTTCGCAATGCCGCAAAGAAGGCAGCCAGAATTAAAATGGCCAAGAGTGTGAAACTTGTAGATAACGAAGATTACAGAATCTACACCACGCTAAATCGGGCTGCAGGTTGTGCATTAGGACTCGGCACACAATGGTGTACTGCTAATACACAGTATGCTGGACACTTTCATACCTATAGTGGCCGAGCAATGCTATTTCAACTTTTTCCTTATACAGATGAGACAGACGAAACTGGAAAAAGGAAGTTGAGTGATAAAGAAAAATATCAATTTGATGCCGGGGGCGGTGGTTCGTTTATGGATATTACAGATACACCAGTAAATCCAAGAGTTATTAGTGAAAAATATCCATACATCTATACCGATCTTGCAGGAGCTTTGAAGGCAAATAAAGAGAAAATGGAACAGGCATTTGCTGAACTTACACAAGATCCAACCTTGCAAGGCGAAGATTATAAGATCAAGACCTACGAAATTAATGATGAAATAAAGAAATTACATAAATTTGTGGATAGGGGAATCTTTACAGATAAGAAACGCCCTAAACCAAAAACTAACGGCGAACCAGAACAGGTGCCCTCACAGGAGAAGGGAGCAGAACATATGAAACCAAATGAAATTGCAGAAGATACAATGCTAGAAAGTATAGCAGATTTAGCCAACGAGATGTTAGGCGAAGATAAGACACTCGGGCATATTGTTCGTCAATTCGTCCCTACTGATAAAGTCGGTGAAGAATCTCCATTAACACACGGAGACGATCTTGAAGAAGACGATGAGATGGTGCAAGATGCAGAACAGGGTGCACAGGCACAAACTGGTGGAACATTGGGTTCTGCAGGAATGGGCAGTGCAGCTGGCGGTCAATATCCACCCGGTACCGCACCGACAATGCCGGAATCAATAAACCACCAAGGAAATATCATGGAAAATGTAGACAAAGACGTAGCAGCAATGCTCCAATCGCTTAAAAAATATGACATTCTTAAAGAATCGGTTGCACCTGTTCTTGCGAAGAAGACAGTAGAGAGTTCCACACTTCCGGCTGTTGTCGGTGCCCTAGGTGCAATGGGCCCAGCTGCTGCGTTAGCAGGACACGGTGCCGGTAAAGTTGCAGACTGGTGGGAGAAACGCAAGGCAGAAAAATCAAAGAAGGCTGCCGCACCTGCAGCCAAGAAAGAACCAACCAAGGAAGAATCTACAGAAGAATCTAAAGAAACTGTTAAAGAAGAAGCTGATCAAGAAGTGCTCGAATGGATGAATCGCTTTTCTAAGTTAGGAAATATGAAGGGTTACGGTAGATAATATCGACTATAAGAAAAAAAATGACACTTTATGTGTCATTTTTTTTGGGTGAACAATTGACTTTCTATGTATATAAATGTTACACTTGTCTAAATGGAGATTTCTATGCTACTATTTTTATTGGCACTTGCGGGATTGATTTATGTTTTCTGGCCGAGATATAAAAAAGATCATCCACGATATCATGCAGAACGAGCTGTACTGTGGTTGATGTTCGGTTTCAAGAAAAGAGCAGCATTCCATATCCAGAAACGCACCGAACAATTAATAAAGGAACACCTAAATGTCACATAAAGAAGATTTTTTACAGAGTTGTCTTATCCTTGACACAGAAACTAACTCCGATGATTATAAGATTGCCGAAATTATCGAAGCCGGATTTGTTATCCGAGAAAATAACGATTGGACAATTTTCCAAGAATTACATAAACCGATTGATCGCAAAATTCCGCCTAAGGTAGAATCAATTTGTTACATCACAAATAAAATGGTCGAAGATAGGCCGACATTCGTTGATTCTCGTGATGTATTTCAGTCGGTTGTTAATGGTTATTTAGGTGGGTACCTTGTAGCACATAATCATTTCTACGATATGCGTGTTTTAGAAAGACACGGTATTGACACATCCAATCATGAGTGGATCTGCACCTGGCGCATGGCTAAGAAAATTTTCAATAGCATGCCAGAAATTGAAGAAACCAATTTACCTTACCTGCGTTTTGCACTTGAATTAGATGTGCCCATCGATCTATATTGTCACCGTGCTGGTAACGACTCATATATTACTGGAAAATTGCTCGAAGCGTTGGTAGATCTAATGGAATCTATGAATTTACTCGATACTACCCAACCATATGGCCCACAAATTGCAAAATGGGCAGCAGAACCGATTATTTACGAACGCATGCCATTTGGTAAACACAAAGGCGAACTGATGACTGAAATTCCACATTCGTATTGGAAATGGGCAATGCAAAACATGGATTCACTGAACGAAGAAGCTGATAACTTTGATCCAGACTTCGCAGCAAGCGTGCACCGGGCTTTAGGCATCGATTAATGTATGGTATAAGAGATCACGCATCTATTCTGTGTAAAAGTCCGGGTGGTGGGTTTGTAATGATATACGAACCCACTATAAAGAGATTTACCCATGTTGTACCTGTTATAGTGGAATCACAGAATGTAATTGATCGTATAATGCAAGAGGCAACGGTCTTCTTTAATAAGTATGACTTAGTGGTATTTAAGTTTTCGGAAGAAGATTCAGTTGAATATACTTTCAGGAAACTAAGAGGTCATTGACCGTTATTGTTGCGTGCAGCATTCATGTATGTAGTCATAAGAGCTGGTGCATTTGGCTGATATTTCTGTACATTATGATTATATGGAAGACCAGCAGCAGCGAGAGCATATTGTAAACCACGATATCCCGGGCTCTGTAAATGACTACCTTCGGGTTTGCTATTGTATTTAGGTTGTGGTGTATCAACTGGTTTAGTAAAGATTGGAGCCACTCCTTCTTCAAACCACTGTTTAAAGTGTTCGTCATAGTATTTGGAATTCTTCTCTTTGTACTTTACATCCTCGAGGTTAAAATACCTATCCGAATCCGCACTTGCTTCTTTATAGAATCGTGCTACAATATCAGTAACACCCTCGTTGAGTAAAACATCTTTTATTTTCATACTACTATTTATCAATGACTGTTAGATATTACTTTAATATCCGAGATCAACATTGGGCCAATTTTTATCGTTATGGTTGTAAAAAACTCGAAATTAACGAACGCGGAAATAATAATGCAGTACTCCATTTATTGTTGCCACTTCTAAAAGAATATAACGGAACTTATGTGTGGCCCGGTGGAGAAACATGGCGTCAATATATTATTGCACTTGAATTTGAATCCGATGAAGATATGATAATATTCAAACTAAGATTTTAACTAAGGAAACACAAATGAAAAATTCTTTAATCCCAATGGTCGTAGAACAAACCTCTCGCGGTGAACGTTCATATGATCTTTATTCTCGTCTGATGAAGGAACGAATTGTGTTCCTAACTGGCGAAGTTGAAACCAACATGTGTAATATTCTTGTTGCACAATTGCTTTTCCTTGAAGCTGAAAATTCGGATATGCCCATCAGCATGTATATCAATAGCCCCGGTGGTTCTGTATATGATGGGCTTGGCGTTTATGACGTTATGCAATATATCAAATGCCCAGTGCATACTTACGTAACTGGTATGGCTGCCTCTATGGGATCATTTATTGCGCAAGCTGGTGAACCTGGACATCGTTATCTGATGCCTCGTTCCATCACTATGATTCACCAGCCTTCGTCGGGCACACGCGGTAAGATTTCGGATATGGAAATCGATTTGATTGAAAGTCTGCGCATCAAAAAGGAAATGACAGAGCTGTATGTCCACCATAATTCCAAGGGTGTAACATATGAACGCTTCGTGGAATTAATGGATCGCGACAAATGGTTGACTTCTTCGCAAGCAATTGAACTCGGGCTGGCTGACCATATTGTTTCAAAACGAGTTTAATCTTATAAAGAACCTTAATGGGGAATTTTAAATAAATAGTAAAATATAAAAGGATGCTACATGAATTCCCCATCAAAGATCTTATTAATGCTTGAGGCCACACGTTCTCTCATTGAATATATGCAGGGGGCAGTCTTAACAATTCCACTTCAAAATATCGCTCCTAAAGGAGATGGTCATCCTGTGGTTATTTTTCCGGGATTAGGTACCAGCGACAGTTCTACTCAGTTTCTTCGTAATTTTTTGAGAGATCTCGGATATGAAGCATATCCCTGGGGATTAGGTAGAAATATGGGGCCTCGGCACGGACTGGAAAAATTAACAAAAGACATCGAAGATAGGGTTCGCGGCATATCAACACAACATGGTGGTGCTAAAGTTAGTTTAATCGGCTGGAGTTTAGGAGGAATTTATGCAAGAGAAATTGCTAAAATTGCACCTGAGATTACAAGACAGGTAATCACACTCGGTTCTCCATTTAAGGGAGATCTGACCTCAACAAATGCAACAAGATTGTACGAATTATTGAGCAAAGATAAGAGTCATCTTGACCCCGAAATTGTTGCATCTATTGCTAAAAAACCAACTGTGCCATTTACATCAATATACAGCAAGACAGATGGTGTAGTTTCGTGGGAAGCCTCACTCGAGGATGAGGGGCCTTTATCTGAGAATATCGAGATACCAAATGCAAGTCATATGGGTCTTAGTCATAATCCATATTCGATGCATATCATTGCTGATCGTTTAGCTCAACCAGAATCTGATTGGCAAAAATATAAATCATAGATACCATTGCTGAATATAAAACTGGCCCAAGGGGCCAGTTTTGTTTTTAATAGCCGTTTTTGACTTTTGTAACAATAGTTGTTATAATACCACATATGCATAGGAGGTTAGATGCAAGAAACAGATTTATATGTTCCGATGAATGAATTAATTCGGGATAAAGAGACATCATGGACTTTTACAAACATTAATGTACCATATCATGAAATTGCAAAAAAAGGTATTGTGATATGGTGTGTTAATAATCTTCGAGGGCGGTGGACTATGTTGGGCGGCAATAAGTTCGGTTTCGAAGATGGACAAGATGCCACGATGTTTCGGATACAGTTTGGTTTGTGAGGTCTAATTACAGGAGGTTATTATGCATGATGTTCTGAATCTAAAAGAGAAAATTTCGATTATCGGACATTCCGATCTTATGGATGCTAAAATTCTTGATTCCAATTATAGACGATTGATAGACGATACCTCTGATCCGGAAGAGAAGAAACAATTCTTAATTCTTCGCACCAATGCACAATTAAGAATTCGAGAATTAACAGATAAGTGATAATAAGAAGCAATGCTCAATATTTCTAAAAAAATTTTTACCGGTTGGGATTCCACAAAACAAAAAGAGTTGTTACCAGAGGCTGAAGTGATACCGGGTGGAAGTACAGCACCTGAAAAGAAACGTGTAGAAAAACTAAAGACTAAACACACAGATGTAAAAGAACACGATAATATTCCTCTACCCGGGTTTACGCTATATGACCAAAATAGAAAAAACTGGGGATCAGCAGATATTACCTGGCTTGTAATTGATCCTCGAGGATTCTTAGTTAGAATTTCATCAGAGAACCTAAACGATATCCTTAAGGTCACGGGTATTACTGAAGGGCTTATCCAGGAGAAATGTGTTTGGGCAAGAGAAGATGCAAAAGCACAGTTAACACTGATACCTGTTTCATCGAAATTATATGAAGAAGCAACAAATAACACCGAGATTCTTGAAGATAAAGTCAGTATATCTGATGTAAATATTGGTGATACAGTTCTTCTTCAGAATAAATTACACGGTACCTATTTAGGTGTTTTATCATTGTATGGTACATTGCAACAATCTTCTGCAGGTCCTTATGCAATTCAGTCTTTTCTAAGACGTCAGGTTGTTGAGATAGAACCTGGAAAATTTCATTGTCAGACCAATGTAAAGATTTTAAAGGTAATTAAGAAAGCCGACAAAATATCAACACGTGAAGAGAGTGCAAAATATATTAATGAAGCAATTGCTACAGGTAATTCACTCTTCACTGCTGGTACAAATTTTAGTCATGGCTATTTTGGCAGCCATGGAGTAGTAAAATATGTCTCAACTCGGGCGGTCACAGACGTAGGTCTACGGGCCGAAGAAATTACCGAGTATGAGGCGACACAGATCTTTCATGATTCCCAATCTTTATCGGAGACGGGTGTTCTTCTTCTTGAAAATAGTAAGGGCGAAAAGTCTATAGTAGATCAGGGTTATTTGTGGTACTCCGGCACGCAAGCGTCTATTACTTCCTTTGGTGTATTAGAAATCGAGAGTATTACAGAAAATAAAATTAACCTAACCGAATCAGCAAAGAATCATTCTTACTTTGCAAGAACAGATGCTGCAAGACATTCGCTTGACAAATTTACGAAATTCTATAAAATAGTAAAGAGTGTCAAAAATGAGACTTATATTTAAAGGAATAATTAATGGACGCACAAAAATATTTAGAACTTACCGACCGCACATGCAAACATATTACTGTCGAAGGTGTAAAACTTGACAGCCAGATGTACGATTTGCTTCACGCAACTCTTGGAATTTCGGGAGAGGCTGGCGAATTATTGGATGCGGTTAAGAAAACATTCATTTACAACAAACCACTGGATGTGGTAAATGCAAAAGAAGAACTTGGAGATCTGCTATGGTATATTGCCCTTGCTATGCGTACACTCGATGTTTCGTTTGAGGAAATTATGCAAATGAACATTGATAAATTAGCAAAGCGCTATCCCGAAAAGTACACAGATGAAGATGCAATTGCAAGGGCTGATAAGGTATCCGAATAATTAAAGGTTTGAGATAACATGTCCACAAATCCCACATCTCCAAAAATAGGAGATTGCCGTTATGATACAATCAATGGTTGTATGAGGATTTATAACGGACGGACATGGATTACTGACGCTACAACATTTGCGCCAATCATAGAAGAACATACATTGATCCCGACCACTGCTGAACTCGAAAAACATCCCACTCTGGAAGCAGCGTGGAATGAGTATTTAGTAATCAGAAAATTACTAGGAATATAATGCATCCACGCAATACAAAAGAAGTTGTATTTGATGACCCGTCCAGCCAACAAATAACTGAGATGGTAGAATATTGTCATATTTCGGGTCTATCTCTTCTGAAACATTCTGTTTTGGATATGAGTGATGTATCTCTATCTATTGATATTATAGCAATATTCTTGTTTGACAATGAAGAAGATGCCACAATTTTTAAATTAAGATTCTCCGGATATGAGAAAGTATGAGAATATTAAGTAAGAAAAAATGGCCTTACCAGTTTATAGTTGTTGGACACGACCCGAGAGTTGTGAGCTATTGGTGCATTAATAATGCAGGAACGAGATCGATTGATTGGTATTCGTACCTGCGAGATAACGATCTGATATACGTTTTCAATGACACAAACACATCTCTATTATTTAAACTAAATTTTACAGCTAAGAAATTATGAATATTATTAAAAAAACATTACAAAAATTGTTCAGGTGGGTTTTGTATGATGATGAAGCAGTATACGAGAAAAAAAGAGATGCTAACATTATCGGAATGTCTAGTAAAAGTACATCTCTTGATGAGGTGCAGCGTGCTATACATTTTACAATCTACCCAGCATCTGGCGGGAAGGTAGTGCAATCCTCTTCATACGATCAGAAGATTGGGCAAACACGTACAAATTTGTATATCGTTACCGACAAGGATGATCTGGGAGAAGAACTTGCCCAGATTATAACAAGAGAAACTCTGTCACACTAATAATATATGGATATAACAAGCCCTAAATGGTCCGCCCGTCTTCTAAGTATGGCCAAAGACATTGCCAACTGGTCAAAGGATGATTCAACCAAGGTCGGTGCAGTTATAACCACGCAAGATGGAAGACCAGTATCGTGGGGTTTTAATGGTATGCCTATGGGAATCGACGATAGTGTATCAGAACGGCATGTTCGACCATATAAGTATAAATGGATGTGTCACGCAGAACGCAACGCTATGGATTTAGCACCAAGTGGCGATTTAAATGGTTGCATAATGTTTGTCACATTCTCTCCGTGTACAAATTGTGCCCAATCAATCATTCAGCGAAAGATTGGAACACTTGTGATAGATGCTAATTATACGGTAGATAAGGTACCTGAAAGATGGCAAGAAGATATGAAGGTGGCAATGGAAATGCTTAATGAAGCTGGCGTTAAAATAATTTCGGCTTTCCCAACACTACCAATTGACTCTGATGGTACATTATAGTACAATTACACTGTAACTAACTTTATAGAAACCACATTATGTCCAAACAAACGTCTAACACACCGCCTGTTAACCTTAAAGAGCAGAATGCTGTTTATACCTTCCGCATTGTCATTCGTGACCGTGACCACTTTTATCAAGTGGTAACATGGCTCAATAATAATGTGGGCAAGGGTATGGATAAATGGACCATGGAAGGGCGTGTCCTAAAGATATTGAAACTTGGTCAGTCTGCGAATCCGAAGATCTATATCTTCAAACCAGATTTTGATCCAGAATCTGCTCTGTACCTTAGTCTGGTCTAATGGCAACTTATCAACCGCCTTTTCTAATAGTCGAAGATGGCACCTGCATTGCCATTAAGTACATAGAAAGTCTACGGTATACGCAGGATACGGAAGATCAAGTAATAGATAGACTTTCAAATGATGCTAAATTTGACATAAGGACTGTTTCGGGAAAAGAATACAGGATTTCTGCTAAGTTGCAGATGGATGAGTTTGGAACTCAGTATTCGATGACTACAGATCCTGAGGAACTTAGAGAGGAAATTTCTAATAAATGGTTTTATTATATAAGGGATTCCAATGGTAACTCTTCCGCCTGATTTTATTGCAATTAAGTACCCAGGATATTTCTGGCACTCGAAAGAGAAAAAACTTTATAGCATGAAAGTATCAGGTGTACTACATCCACTCTCTGGACCGGCTAAACCAAATAGGTTTAATTATTTTATAGAAGGATATACAGTATCTGTGAAAGGTCGACGCAGAAGACTCACAATGGATTACCTCACAGGCCTGAAGGCTAAAGATTCTGTTATTCCAGTGGAGAAAGTATAATGAAACAAAATGGGCGTGAAATCACAGGCGATATTATCAAAGTAGATAGTTACACAAGTGAATGGATGCAAATCAGATTACATCCGGCTATTTTCTACCGCCGTTATGATGAATTTGCTAAAGGATTTGAATCAGTAAAAGGGCTTTATGCCGAGCTCGACCTTGGGCAATTTGTCTGCATTCGATTTTCGGATAAGAATGATGTAACAAACTTTCATCGTCTACATCATGAATATCTATGATTCTGTTTTCTAAGAAGCTACACCTCAATACATCAGTCTTCTTTGAAGATCCTTATGTGGTTCGGTTAAATCATGCTGATCATATCTACCCTAATCTAAATCTTTCAGACTTCCGACGAATTCTAAAATACAGCAGGAACCACATTCACGGATCGTGGGGATACACCGCTATTGAATACGAAGGGATAGCGGTTCCAGCAGATAATAGTGATGAATTGTCACTCGCTTCGGTTGCCCACTCACTATTATTTCAACCTATTATATATAAGGCAGCGTCGTATTGGGTGTTTGAGGACGACGAAGATGCTCTGCAATTTCTTCTCTTCGTAGGAGAGTCTTCGGAGAGAGTATATATGTGGCCGCAGAATAGAACATTCACTATCTACGAAGTGATAAACAAAGATTGATACTCTTGTATCAGCAATCTTTAGATTCTGCTAAACTCATTTCATAAATACATGAGTGAAGGAGTTTTATGCATCCCTTTTTAGAAGTTAGCAAATTAACAGACGAAGAAATTATTGAACGACTTGGAAAAGCATATTCGTATATGAACTACCAGGTCTCGTTGGGGCACAGTGCAACTGTTCATAGTATCAAAGAAGTTATTCAATCGCTCGAAGATGAACGCATCAGCAGGATGAATAAAACAACCGACGAAGAATACAAAAGGAAATTTCCCGATGCACGTAAACCAATAGAATTGGGGAAATTAGAAGAAAATATAAGGAAATTAGTATGATGAGTATTGGAAAACATCGTATTAAAAACCATATGACCCTTGAATACGATTTTACTGGGATGAGATTACTTAGTGGTAGTCTAGTACCGGTTGATTGGAACTTATCAATTAATCTTGTTGCGGTTGATAAAAAAGGTAAATCAAGAGAAGATATTGAATATCGCGCAACCATTGCTTACCAAAAGGTATTTTTTTGGCTTGACACTAATTTGCCGAATATTATAGCTGTAGACGTGGGAAACGAAGATGACTTGTATCTTGCGAATCTTTCGTCTAATATAATGCTTTATTGTCCGAGCGAACCTTACGATGATATAATTATTCGTTTACTTCATTCGAAATTATCAGTTTTGGTTGAAGGAAATTTAGTAGTTGGTGAGATGAAACTCAAAGGTAGCGATATGTCAGTGCAACATTCATATGACTGCGCTGATGGAGAATATGATTTACCTTCGTCTACTGAAGAATATTATACCGAAGGTAAGGCAAGAGATGAAATTCCATGGTGGGTTAGAAATGATGGGTTCTGTTTTGAACTTGTTAGACCAGACGATACAACAGTCACTGATGAAGAACTGTACAAAGATATTATCGATCCTCTAGAAGAATTTGATAAAATTGTCAGAGATGAGACAGATAAACATATCGGTATTGTTAGAGAACCAGCAAGGATTGTGCAGGTAGAAAAATGGAGACCAAAAAAGATCTGAGGTGTAAATTATGAAGACCAACATGTATGGTCAGGCTATACTTTCAAGCGACGATCTTAGCGAACTCCTATTGCAAGGCAAGAATATCGGTCATCTGAATGTAATAAGAGACAACGATATCGAATTATACGAAAAGTACCAGACTAATTTGTTGAATCTGGCTACTGTATTTTTAGATGCACCAGAAGAGGTACTCACATTTGATGATTTTCACGCAGAACGAGCCGATGAATGGATATTTCCCACTGAATATCAACAAATCGACGTCTATGCATGGTTATTGAATAAATGTAACACACAAGAAGAAATTGATAGAGTTAAAGAAGAATACGAATTATATAAAGAGCGTGATTTAATTATGCTTCTTCGTTTATTCATTTTCTTAGTTGAATATCTAAGAAAGAATAAATTTATATGGGGTGTTGGCCGCGGTAGTTCTGTTAGTTCCTATATACTTTACTTGATAGGTGTACATCGTGTCGATAGCCTAAAATATCGACTTGATATTAAAGATTATTTAAAATAAGGATAAAAAATGAGTAGACATACAACTTATCGTGGCACAACCATTGACATGGATACAATACGTCGCGAAAACGAAAAAACTCCTGCACTGGGAAATATGGGCGTAAATGCCAAGGGTGATAAAATCACAAGAGGTGGCACTATTGCTCGTACCGCTGACCAGATTGCACGAGATAACCATCGCGTGCAATCTTCTGTTATCCACACAGGATTAAAAGGATCGGTTACCGAATTACCAGCAACACAGACCGACAATGTTAAGACACCTGCGAAATCTACAGTTCTTGCCAAGAAGATTAAAGAGAAAGAATTGCCGAGTGGTGATATTGTTGTGGAAGATGATAATGACCAATAAGACCTCAGATTTTTACTGATGATATTAGGTGTTTCGAGGGCCGAAATTAAACAACGGTTCAGAAGAAAATTATCAACAACCTGAACAAATTAAAAACACATAAAGAGAAAGATTTAAAAATGCAAGTTAAAGCAATGCCGGGTAAAGTTCTGGTAACTGATTTAGAGCGCGGATCGAGAATAATTAATGGAATTATTATTCCTGATGACAACGGCAAAACACAGGGAATTCGTCCAAGATGGGGGAAAGTTTATTCTGTTGGCGAAGGTGTCACAGAAATTACACCCGGTCAGTGGATTTTAATCGAGAACGGTCGTTGGACTCGTATGCTTAAAGTTAAACAAGAAGATGGTGAATATATTCAGCTGTGGGGAGTCGAATGGCCCGCATCTGCACTTTTAGTTTCAGATGATGATCCTGAAACAGCAATCTGGTCGCAGTGGATCTAACATTTCTATATAATAGCTTCATTAGCATAAGGTATAGAAATGAGACAACTCTGGACAGAAAAATATCGCCCAAAAGGTATTGAAGGCTATGTCTTCAAGGACCGAAAACAAAAAACACAAATTGAGCAATGGCTTAAGCAAGGTGCATTACCACATATGTTACTTTCCGGTTCTCCCGGTACAGGTAAATCTACATTAATCAAAATCCTACTAAACGAACTCGGTGTAGATCCTTTTGATATCTTAGAGGTAAATGCATCCAAAGATAACGGTGTAGATTTCATTCGCGAAACTATCACACGTTTTTCTGAAACAATGGGATACGGTGAAATGCGTTACGTCTTCTTAGACGAGGCTGATGGTCTGTCACCAGCTGCACAAGGAGTCTTGCGCGGCACCATGGAAAAATATGCGAATTCTGTGCGATTTTTGCTGACTTGCAACTACCCACACAAAATTATCCCAGCAATCAAATCCCGAAGCGAAACTGGTCGTATGCATATTGAAAAACTTGATACAAGCGAGTTTTACATGCGTCTTGTCGATATTCTTGATACTGAAAAGGTTGAGATCGACCCGGATGCACTTGAATCAATTGTGCAGGATACATATCCAGATTTACGCCGTGGTATTAGTTTGATTCAAGCAAATTCTATCAGTGGTAAATTACAGCAACCCGATGCTGACACCGAAGTTGTATCAGACTACAAATTAGATATGATTGCTTTATTTAGAGCAAAGAAATATGTAGAAGCCAGAAAACTTATCTGCTCTCAAGTTCAACAAGATGAGTATGAAGATCTTTACCGGTTTATGTATCAGAATCTCGATGTGTGGGCCGATGGTGATGTAATTAAGGAAGGTCGAATTATTCTTGCCATCCGCGATGGCTTGGTAAAACATACGATGTGCCGTGATACGGAAATAAATTTATCAGCTTGTTTGGTCGAGCTCGAGATGATTTCCCGGGAATAGAGCCGCAACTCTTGTAGAATTGATAAGTAGTTTTATGAATTGTTGTTATAGATGTGGACTACCTGCAACTTATTATATAGAAAACAAAAAAGAATGGGCGTGTGATAAAATTCCTCAAAAATGTCCGAGTGTAAAATCTAAAATCGGAAAATCGAATTCTATTGCCTTAAAGGGTCGCACAGCAACAGAAACGCAGAAGGAAGCACTTGCAAGAAGCCGAGTTGGTAGAGTCGTGCCACAGGATGTGCGCGACAGAATATCAAAGAGTAATATTGAAACTAAGAATAAGATGGATATTATCCCTTGGAACAAAGGTAAGAAAGGATTACAAGTGGCATGGAATAAGGGATTAAAAAAGCAAGAATCCGCCGAAGTCCTTTCGAGAACAGATCCTGCATACTCAGATTTTAGAAAATATAGAAATAGGGTCGCTGTAAGAACACGAAAGACATATGAGCTATTTAAAGAGGAGATAAATCCACAGAATTTGCCACTCGGTAAATGTGGGATAGATGGCGCATATCAAATTGATCATATTATCACTGTGAGAATGGGGTTCGAGCAAGGTCTGTTGATTGAAGATATTAGTTCTAAAGAAAATCTTAGAATTATTCCTTGGTTAGAAAATATAAAGAAGTATGATGGGAAGGGCCTGAGAAAATGACTAATTCTTCATGTCATAAGCAGGTAATTTATTCCAGATACGAATATTCTATCGGGGATACACCATCTACTGATGTATTTAGAGAATATCGAGAAGCATTTCATAACACCTATGATGAGCGTGGTGTTCAAATCGGTGGGGTAGGTGTGGCTGTTGCCACCAGTAAGCAAACAGCAATTCTTCTGGTCTACTCAAAAGAGGCTGATACATTTTTGCGTCTTAAATTTTTCAATAGAAAAGATGTGAAATATAACAAATATTATTAAGAAAGTAAATTATGAAAAAAGAAAAAGTATATATCGTTGTTTCGCATAAACATAATATTAAAAAAGGTTCCAGAACAGGCGAATGGGAAGTTAGTGAAAAAGTTGAGTTTGTGAATCAACTCAGAAATAGACACTACACTATGTCCAGTGCCATTGGTGATTATATTAATCGCAAGATGATCACTGGTGCACGCCACGGTATGGATGACTATGATAAGTTCGAACACTATATCAGAGAAAAATATCCTAAGGAAATTGGACAACTCGATGCTGCATATCGAGAACAACAAGTGGTTGTCGAACAGAGCCCTGAAGTATTTGCAGACCAATTTGGTAATGTAAGAGCACGCACAGTGTTCGATCAACCTGCCTAAAATGAAGAAGATAATCTTAACCGACTGCGATGGCGTTCTCGTCAACTGGAACGACGGATTCGACAAATTTATGTTAGAACAGGGTTATCCACGAATTCCGTGGACCGATCATGAATATAGTATTGCGGTTAGGCACGGGATTACACATCAGCAGGCGCAGAAGTTTGTTGCCGAATTTAATGAAAGTTCAAGGATTGCTAATTTAGGACCATTTGCTGATTCTGTCGAATATGTTAAAAAACTTGCAGATGAAGGATTCCGATTTATTGTGGTAACAAGTATCAGTGATGCCCCGCAAGCAAACTTCTATCGAACACAAAATCTAATAAGTATCTTTGGTGATATTTTTGATGAAATTGTTTGTTTAGAAATGGGAATTAGTAAAGCACACGAATTACAAAGATGGGCCGGTACAGGATATTTCTGGATCGAAGATCATATGCGCCAAGCAGAAGCAGGCTATGAGGTAGGTTTAAGAACCATTCTAATCAATCATCCATATAACGCACATTATGGAACTGATCTATTTCCAAAGGTGAGTTACAAGTCACCATGGCAAGAAATATATGCCATGGTGCATAATGTGTACGATAATTAAATGACACAAAGAAAGGCAAACAAAATACTGTTCTGCCTTTAAAACAAATTCTAGAAGATTAAGGTCGGCGCGCCAAATATTATTGCGCCCGGTACATCACCTGAAAGTGGTCCCTGCCGAACATATCTGTGACGATGTATTCCCGGCGGCTTCTACCGGGTTGTGGTAATAACAGCACGCATAAGATGCTGACTAGACCCCCGCGGGGTGATGTAATTGCCACACTAAAGAAAAGATAAAGTTTGTCCCGGTGAGATATATGGGTAACGCCCGGGAACTGTGCTATAAGTGACTGAAGACGAATAGCAATACCAGTGATCGCTAACGCGACCCAACCATGGCACCAATCTGCAATAACAGAAGGTATAGTTAGACATAATCAATCCAACACTATCTAAAAGCCATGTTTCAGTCTATGACGAAGCTGTCAGATGTGTGTGGAAAATTCTGCTCTCCTGCAGGTGTTTTTCACGTACCCCTTCTATAACTCCTCCGTCAGTGCTTAAAAATACAAATCACATAAATCTTACTAATTCTCTTTTATATCTATCTTTGGCATAATCTCTGTCAGAGATTAGAATATTCGCGTACATTCGTGAATAATGTTCTCTTCTATATTCGCGAATTATGATAAATATTGTATTATCGGAATACAATATGATTAACACAATAAAGAATAACCCTATTAAGATACTCTTAGGATCTGCTGGATCAGTTATTGCTCTGGTAGGTGCACTGTTCACTCTTGATGCTAGATATGCACACGCTGCAGATGTCGAGAAGGAAAATAAAGATACCAGACAAATAATTCAGGAAACATCGCTGACCTTGCGTCAACAGATGCTCGAGGATAAACTATTTGAATTAGATATCAGAAAAGCACAATCGAAGAATCAGCAGTTGCAACCGATTGATGCAGCATTAAGAGAAAGATATCAGCGACAATTAGACGAAATTGCTCAAAGAAAAACCGCACAATAAAAAAGGGGCATTTGCCCCTTTTTTAATCTTCTTCTCCGTATATCTCTAGCACATCTGCTACAAGAGGATCTCTCTCAATGTGCTCTCTTCCGAATTTGCATACAGCCATTGATTTCTTTGGTGTGACTGAAAGTTTTTCTAAGAAATCCTTCAAGCCGTTTTTATCAAATCCGCGATCATGTTGTTTTAGGTCGCCGGTTAAAATCATACTGCTGCCTTCACCGATACGTGTTAACAACATCTTCATCTGATCAGGCGTTGCATTTTGCATTTCGTCAGCAATGACGTATGCGTATTTGAAAGTACGTCCGCGCATAAAACCTAACGGTGCAATTTCAATAACACCTTCATCAAGCATGCGCTTTGTTTCTACAAGCCCGTAATATTCTTCAAACACATCAAATATTGGGCGAGTCCATGGTTCCATTTTTGCATTTAGATCACCTGGTAAGAAACCATGCTTTTCGTCAACGCTTACCGCCGGACGGGTTAAAATAATTTTTTGAACTTCTTGCGAACGCAACGCCTGAATAGCTCTTAATACTCCGAGTAATGTTTTACCAGTACCTGCAGGGCCAACGGCAAATACCATGCGCTTATCTAACAATGCTTCGACATAAGATTCTTGCGCTGTATTTGTCGGTAACAATTCGACACGTTTGTAATTTCTGTTACCGAGTTTGACAACATTGTTTTGGTCTTCGGTTTGGTAGCGTGTTGAACGAGAAGGTGGCGATACCTTTGCCATTTTACGATTTTTGCTCAAGGTGAGTTCTCCTATTATGGATTTTTCTGAGTTAAGGGAAGGCATCGATACCAGAACGGTATCGATTTGTGGAAATGCATCTTTTGGATTTGATGTCATGCACACATATTTATGAGTTTACAATATAATGTACCTGAAAGTGGTACTATTCTTTTACATTTAGTTTTCTTCAGGACTATGATAAATAATAGAAACAGGGACAACAATGGCAACAGATTTAGACTCTATCAAAAAAACGCTGGTAACTATTTCCAAGGGTGAAACACTTTTGGATACATTATTGGAATTTGAGCGTACCTTAGACAACGCAGAAATTTTCGCCTACAAGAATTGGATACTCGGTGAACTTGTAGAAGGCCCAATCATTGGCAGATACTGGTATAAGACTGTATGGATGTATCCATACGCCATGATGCCAGATCCAAATGCCGGTTTGCGTCTAACAAAGTTAGGTGCTAAAGTAAATTTCCAGAAAGGAACATTTAAGAAACCAGTCAAAGTACACGGGCCTGAGGACTGGGTAGATCCTTCAACAAAACGTGCTAAAATGGCGGAACATGACGTTTGGCTTGTTACTATTGATTTACCAATCAAATATATCAACCGAGGATTAGAACATACTGATGATATCATCCAGAAAGACATTGATGATACCAATGCTGAACTTGCAGGTGCATTTGAAGAAGAAATACCCGAAGAGGAGATGGGCATGCCTCCAGAGGCCAGCATGGAAGCAGGTATGCCACCAGAGGAAGCAGGT